TAGATCAATCTGGTACTGGAGCAAATATAGACTTAGAACAATTAGGTATATCTAATATTATTGGTGGATTAAACTCGACTGCTGGCAGCGTAAATCCTTTTGATTTGGACGGAAATAGTATGACACTTGACATAAATATGATTGGTGCAACTAATAAATTTTTAGGTGATATATTTGCTGACAACTTTACAGGATTTTACGAGTTTGATGGCGGCACTAATTCATTTACTATCCAAGTAGATCCTACAGACACTTACAGTTCAGATGGTTCTAATCAAAATGTAGATGTCACAGGAAGTGGTAATACTTTTACTCTTAACCAAGGTACATCAGCTTTAGCTGCATCACTTGATTTAGATTGGATAATTCAAGGATCCAATAATACTATTACTTCTAATATAAATATAGATAATGCAACTAACTATATGGATATAGATGGTAGTGATAACACAATAAACTACACAGGCACAGGTGTTACAGCATCAGCAGGTGGATATTTTTACCTTGATCATACTGGAGGATCAAGAAACTTTAATATTCAACAACTGAGTACCCAAGACAATGACTGGCTTAAAATTATTTCAGTTTCTGGCACTGCTGCTTCTACCGTTTGTGTTGTTCAAAACGACCAAGGTACAAGCACAAGCTGCTGATATAGGAGATATTTCCGAACTAGACGGTACAGCTCAAATAGTAAGAGATAAACCGTATAATGCAGATTTAAAGTTTGCAATTCAAAGTAATGATGAGGCTATAACCAAAGATGGACGTATGGCTATTACTTTTCTTGATGATTCTACAGTAAAACTTACAGAACATAGTCAACTACTTATTGATGAATACATATACGATCCAGACCCAAGCAAAGCAAAAATGGCTCTTACCTTTGGTCTTGGCACAGCTAGGTTTATTACAGGGAATCTAAACCGCATAGATAAACAAAACATAACTCTTAAAACACCAACAGCTAACATAGCAATACGTGGAACTGATTTTACGGCTACAGTTGATGAATTAGGACGTAGCCTTATAATTTTGCTACCAGACGCTCTAGGGCTTTCTAGTGGCGAAATAGAAGTGGTTACAGCTATGGGCACTGTAATTCTAAACAAACCCTACGAAGCTACTACAGTAAGCGTGTTTGAGTCTGCTCCCACCAAACCAGTTATATTAGATCTAACCCTTGATCTTATAGACAATATGTTAATTGTTACGCCGCCAAAAGAAGAAGTTTTAGTTGAAGAAGAAACTACAAGCACACAAACAGATAGCGTTTTAGATTTTAATGATCTTGATATTGATTATCTTGCAGAAGACTATTTAAAAGAAGATAGTTTAGAATTTACAGAATTAGATATAAATTATCTTGATGTAAATTATCTTGAAGACTTACTTAATGTTTTAGATGCATTAGCGGTTGCTGAAGAAGAGGATCAACTAGCACAAGCAACTAGCACACAAATAACAGGAACTTTGCTTGGTAAAGACCCAGATACTCAAATAACAACATTAATTACAGGTAATGTTATAAGTTTAAGGAGAGAGGTAAGTGAAAGCGTAAGATTGGATTTAGATGGTGGAACTGCATATACAGTTATTTTGATTCAAGATGGCATTTCTAATACAATAAAAATTAACGGAGGGAGTGACAGTATTATTACTATCACTCAAAGTGATTAAATGAAACGACTATTATTACCAATACTTATAATACTAACTTTACCATTATTGTTCCAAAGCACGCCTACGGAAATATTAAAATTAAAAACTTTTGATGCTTTAATACAAACACCAGAAGAGTCAGGTAACTTTACAATACTTAATATAACTGAAGAAGATGTAGAGCTAGAGGGAGGATGGCCTCTACCCAGACAAAGATTAGCTGAAATACAAATGCAAATATTAGGCAAAGGTGCAGTAGGTGTTGGTTGGGTTATATCTTTTCCACAAGCAGACAGAATGGGTGGTGATGAAGATTTTGCTAGATCTTTGGGTTATGCACCATCTGTTATAGCTATGTTTGAAGATGGCAAAGGAAATTACCCTGCATCTCCTGGAACCGTTGTGCTAGGAGATAATAAAGGCGGTATAATTAGTACGGGAGTCAAAGAGAACTTACTTCTTTTATCAAATCACACACTGCAAGGGTTAGCGATTGCACCCACAGATGTAGATCAACTTGTTAGAAAAATACCTCTTTTAGTGAAAACTCCTGAGAATGAGTGGATACCTAGTTTTGGGACACAAATATATAAATCTTTATTTAATGTAAAAACTTATATTATAAAAACTAATGATAATGGTATAGAGGAAATATCAATTAGAGGAATACCACCAATTAAAACAGATAGTCTTGGTCGTAAGTGGATTAGTTGGGTTGCCACACCACAAACAGACTTACAAGAGATGAATGTTAATGGTAAGTTTGTATTTGTAGGTGTTACTGCTAACGGGGTGATGCCGCAAATTTCCACGCCTGTCGGTTTGTTAGAACCACATAAAATACAAGCTGCGTTAGCAGAATCAATATTAATACAAGATAGTCCTTATATACCTGACTGGTCTTTAGCTGCTGAAATAATAATGCTTATTGTATTTGTTAGTTTGGTTTGGTTCGCACTTCATTATTTTGGTATAACTTGGGGTATTACTGTTGCAACAATGTTAATGATTACTACTGGTGGTTTAGGATATTACTTTATAACTAAAGGGTTGTTGATAGATGTATCTTGGACACTTATATCAGAGTTTATTTCAGGATCTATAGCTTTTTATTTAAGATTTAGACAACAATATAAATTACGTCAACAAATTAAAAAACAGTTTGAACATTACCTTGATCCACGTCAAGTTAAAAAATTACAAGATAATCCTAGTTCTTTAGTATTAGGTGGTGAACGTAGATACTGCACATTTTTATTTACAGATGTACGAGGATTTACTGCTTTATCTGAACGACTAGAGCCAGAGGAAGTAACAAAAATTATGAATAAAGTGCTTACTATACAGGCAGATACAGTTAAATTTTATGACGGTATGGTGGATAAATACATAGGTGACGCTATGATGGCGATATTTAATGCACCAGTAGATGTACCAGATCACGAAACAGCAGCGGTATTGTGTGCTAAAGAAATCCAAGATAAAGTAAAAATGGCTAATTTAGGTGTTGATATTGGCGTTGGTATCAATACTGGATATGCCGTAGTGGGTAATATGGGTAGTGATACAAGGTTTGATTATTCTGCTATTGGTGACGCTGTAAATTTAGCTGCAAGATTAGAAAGCTCGACAAAGGAAGTTGGAGAAGATATTGTAATAGGTTATGATACTATTAAATCTAGTTCATTTAGCGAACAAATTATGTTAAAAGAACTTGATAGTATTTTTGTTAAAGGCAAGAAAAAACCGATAAAAATATATACATTACAAAATGGTTAATAAAAAAATGACAGTAAATGATGTAGCAGAAAGACTAACAAAGTTAGAAACAATATCACATGAACGTTGGAAAACTGCATTTAATGAGTTTTCTGATATAAAACAAGAAATAACCTATATTAATTCAACTATGAAAGCGGCCACCTTTGGTGTATTTGGCTTTCTTGGTGCTATTGGTATAGCTGTATTAACGAGTATATTAATATGAAAGGATTACTTAAAAATATAGTTGGTGCTGTGGCTCCTACATTAGGAACAGCAATTGCAGGACCTATGGGTAATATGGCTTTAGGTAAAATAGCTGAAGTTTTAGGGTGCCCAGCAGATCAAAAATCTGTACAAAAAGCAGTTCAAAATGCAACTCCTGAGCAAATGATAGAGCTTAAAAAAGCAGAACAAGAGTTTGAAATTCAAATGAAAGAGCTTGATGTGGATGTTTTTAAGCTAGAGGCGCAAGAAAAACAACACGCTAGAAGCATGTTTAGTAAAGATTGGACCGCAAGGATTATTGGTTTATTTACTATTGGTGGATTCCTTGGTTATATATTTTTAGTCACCCTGCAACCACCAGAACAAAACAGTGAAGCACTTATAAATCTAGTGCTAGGTTATTTAGGAGGACTTGCAAGTGCAATTATTTCGTTTTATTTCGGAGCATCTCACACAAGCGACAAAGGAGAGTAAAATGAAAATATCACAAGAAGGATTATCTTTGATAAAAAAATTTGAAGGTTGTGAGCTTGAAGCCTACAAATGTGCTGCAGGAGTTTGGACTATAGGATATGGCTCTACAAAAGGAGTCAAAGAAGGAGATACCATAACTCAAGATGGAGCAGACAAGTTATTAGCAGAAGAGATGCACGAATATGAAGGCTATATAAATGACATGGTAACTGCTGATCTTAAACAAAATGAGTTTGATGCCTTAGTATCATGGGTATTCAATTTAGGACCCTCAAACTTATCTTCAAGTACGTTATTGTCTAGGCTAAATAATAAAGTGTGGGATGATATACCGAATCAAATAAAGCGTTGGAATAAAGCTGGTGGCAAGACTTTGCAAGGTTTGGTAAGAAGAAGAGAAGCAGAAGCTTTGCTATTTGAAGGCAAAGAATGGCATGAGGTTTAACTATGCCCTTAAAAAAGACAGTATTTAGACCAGGCATAAACAGAGAAGGTACTGCTTATGATAATGAGGGCGGCTGGTTTGACTGTAATTTAGTTCGTTTTCGTCAAGGTAGACCAGAAAAATTTGGTGGTTGGGAAAAGCTTAGTTCTGCAACTTACGAGGGTACTGCAAGAGCTTTACACGGTTGGATTTCATTAGGGGGCACAAAGTATCTAGGTCTAGGCACACATTTAAAATATTATATTGAAACTGGTACTGTATTTAATGACGTAACACCAATAAGGTCTACAACATCAGCAGGAGATGTAACTTTTTCAGCCAGTAATGGTGATGCAACTTTAACAGTATCAGACACATCACACGGCGCAGTACAAAATGATTTTGTTACTTTTAGTGGAGCAGCAACATTAGGTGGTAACATAACAGCAGCCGTACTTAATCAAGAATATCAAATAGCAACTATAGTAAACGCGAATAGTTATACCATAGAAGCAAAAGACACCTCAGGATCGACTGTAACAGCAAACGCTAGTGATAGCGGCAACGGTGGATCTTCTGTCGTTGGGACATACCAAATAAACACAGGTTTAGATGTTTATGTTCCTGGTACTGGGTGGGGCATAAATGGTTGGGGTGAGGGTACTTTTGGTAGCTCTTCCGCTTTAAGTAGTACAAATCAGTTGCGTTTATGGACACATGATAATTTTGGCGAAGATTTAATTATAAACGCTAGAAATGGGGGCATATTTAAGTGGACAGAAAATAATGGCGTATCTACTAGAGCAGTAGAATTATCTGGTATTTCAGGAGCAAACCTAGTTCCTACTGTGGGCCTTCAAGTAATAACATCAGAGGTTGATAGACATCTAATTGTATTAGGAGCAGATCCAATATCTGGTACGAGTAGAACTGGGACTATTGATCCTATGTTAATAGCTTTTAGCGATCAAGAAAACGAACTTGAATTTGAACCTCTCTCAACTAATACAGCAGGATCTTTACGATTATCTTCTGGCTCATCAATTATTGGAGCGGTCAAATCAAGACAAGAGATATTAGTTTGGACTGATACTGCTTTGTATAGCATGCAGTTTATTGGACCTCCTTTTACTTTTGCAATAAATTTAATTAATGAGGGTACAGGTTTAGTTGGTCCTAATGCTGCAATAACAGCACCTTCAGCCGTATATTTTATGAGCTATAACAATTTTTATTCATACAACGGTACAGTACAAACATTACCTTGCTCTGTACAAAACTATGTCTTTAATGATATTAATCTGACGCAATCATTTAAAATTAGTGCTTTTACCATAAAAGACAAAAACGAAGTAGGTTGGTTTTATTGTTCTAGTAGCTCTAATGAAATTGATAGATACGTTATTTATAATTATGCAGAACAAATATGGTTTTATGGTCAGTTGGTTAGAACAGCTTGGCTAGATTCTGGTATAGAAAATTATCCAAGAGCGGTTAGCGGTGGTCTTTTATATAAACATGAAAGCGGCTTTAATGATGATGGATCGCCTATGACTGGTGTATTTATAGAAAGTTCTGACTTTGATTTAGATGATGGAGAAAAGTTTGCTTTTGCAAGAAGAATAATACCTGACTTTAAATTTATAGAAGATTCTAACAATGGGACCGTAAATGTAGTTGTAAAAACAAGAAACTTTCCAGGAGATTCTTTGACTACAAACTCAACAAATGAAATATCTAGCACAACACAACAATCACATATACGTGCCAGGGCGAGACAGATGGCATTACGTATTGAAAGTAATGATGATGCAACAAATGACGGTAATTTATCAATAGGATGGCGATTAGGAGCTACAAGAATAGATATAAAATTAGATGGTAAAAGATGAGTAAGCTATTGCAAACTCAGCTACCTATAGCGCAAAACGAGGTAGATCCTAATACATTTAACCGTTTAGTAAGATTATTAGAGATAAATTTGGGGGAAGTAAACCTAGACAATACGCGTCAAGTAAGCGAAAATGAGCTGAATACTATAAATTTTAATGCTGGTAGTATTATTTGGAATACAACATTAGAAGTATTACAAGTATATACAGGTAATAAATGGGTAGATATTGGTAAAAGACTTGTAGATGATGGTTTACAAGCAACAAGTGCAGTAGGTAAAGTTACGGTAAGAAACAACGGAGCTACATCTATAAAACTTGCTAATTTTGGTAAATAATAGATACTTAAAGTATCTACAAACAACTTAGTAAAAAGCTATGGAATATAACGTACAAAAATTAGCAGATATGGGCAGATTCGAGGACGATCAACTAGCTCATGTTGCAACAGGTGAAATGATCGTACCCCCAGTAATATCTCCAACTACAAGAATGATGGTTGAGCAAGATATGATAAATCAAGGCATGAACCCTAATCAATATATCGTAGGCGGTAGCCCCTCTATAAACCCGCAAACTGGGTTACAAGAGTTTTTTATAAAAAAACTATTTAAAAAAATTAAAAAAGTAGTTAAAAAAGTAGCACCAGTTGCCTTGGTTGCTACGGGATTAGCAGGGTTTGCTGGTGCAGGTCCTTTGGGTGGATTTTTAGGAAAAGGTGCTGCAAAAGCAACAACAGGAAAAATATTTGGAGCTGGCGGCAAATTTAGAGCTGGTTTAAGTGGATTTTTTAATCCAGCAAAAGGCACTACTGGCATGTTTGGCGGAAAATTTGGACCAGG